GTCTAATAGAGTTTAAGATATAACGGTCCCGTCCTAAATAAAAAAGCTTAGAGAAACCTCGCAGAAATGCGAGGTTTTTTGTTTTGCACCGGAGAGCGGTCCCGAGAGCCATTTAAATGTTACGAGCGTTTGATGGTGATCTTTCTCCGGCGCAGAGCGCGAAACTGCGCTCGGTCGATTTTATTAGAGACGTTAATAATTCAAATTTATGACAAACACATACGCACCAGTATTCCAATTCGCAGGGATCTTCATTGCAGCAATTCTCTTGCTCGATGTATTCGGATTCCTTGCTTGGGCATCATCCGGTCAGCGTCCAGTAGATAACTTCTACGTAGGCACGATCACCACTCACGCATTGCAAGCGGTCATCAAATAATTCTATGGCACACGAGACTACAGAAGTCTCCATGTGTTGTAAGGCAGATCTCGTCGAAGACTTTAAAGACAATCCCCGAGATCATCACGATCCAATCGAAATCTACACCTGCAAGCAATGCAAACAGGAGTGCGAAGTCGAAGAAGTATGCGCCGACTGCCTTGGCACTGGAGAAGTTACGGAGATGGACTACGTGTATCCGGGAGAGCCTCACATGGCACCGATCGGCACGCGAAAGTGCATCTGTCAGCTAAAAGAAAACGACGAAGACGAAAGTGACGACATTAAAAATTAAAAGCCTTATATCCATCTATACCTGCTTATTTTGGGCTTATCGACGGCCAGCTCTACTTATAAGGCGGAGCGTATGAGCAGGGGTAAATGGACCCACTAAATATGACTGAAAAAAACAATCAAGAAAATCCGGAAGTAGCGACACATGTTGTCACTACTCCGAACAAAAAGCCGATGACGGACATCGAAGTATTCAAAGCTTCACTCGTCGGCGACTACCAAAAACAAATCACAAATTACTTCGAGGGCAACAAGGAAGAGGCTCTCAAATTCATGAGCTCAATCGTTCGATCTGTGCAGAAAATCCCTGAGCTTTTGAAATGTGACAAAGGATCTCTCATGACGGCATTCATGTCGTGCGCAGAGTACAAGCTCTATCCTTCGACAGTATCCGGCGAAGCATACGTGTTGCCATACAAAGGCAAGGCGCAGTTTCAGCTTGGCTACCAAGGAATCATCACACTTCTCTACCGCGCCGGAGTCTCAGCAATCAAGACAAACATCGTTTACGCAAACGATGACTTCACATACGAAGAGGGGCTCGAAGCAAAACTCATTCACAAGCCGACTCTTGTTGGTGCGAAAGGTGACGCAATCGCCGTATATGCGATCGCAGTCGTGAACGGAGAGAAAGTCTTTAAGGTGATGAGCAAGGAAGAGGTTTTGAAATTCAAGGAATTTTCACAGGCAAAAGGATCTGAGTATTCGCCTTGGAATTCAAAGAACGATCCCGAGCTCCACATGTGGAGAAAGACCTGCATCAAGCAGCTTGCAAAGATTCTTCCAAAGAACGACACCATCGCAAAAGCTATTGATGAGGACAACAAGGACAGCAACATCATTCGAGACAATCGTGACGCGTCGGGTATCGCAACAGGTCGAGCATTACACAGCACCGGAGACGAAGATCAGAGCGTTCCGGATAACGAAGAAATAATATCATGAGTGAACAAAGACTAATGCCGGTGTCGAAGCTGTCATATTCTTCGCTCACTCAACTCTTGCGAAATCCGATCATCTTTAAGATGAAGGAAATCCTCGGTGTGTATGACACAAAGCTCGGTGTATCGGGTGTCATCGGATCAGCTGTGCACGAAGCTCTAAAACTTTACTACGGAGGTCACAAAGACATACCTGTATCAGCGGATCCAATCGAGGCACGCGGCGAGGCAAGACAATTCGGCCTCGACTACATCGCAAAGCAGAACGATGAATACATCAACTACGGAAAGACCGGAAGCAGAGAGGCAATCCTCACAGGATACACAAAAGCTCTCGACTTCTATTTTGCCGAAGAGCCTCAGTACCACAACATCCTTGCCTGCGAGACAAAGCTCGAAGGAGAAATGAAGTCATTGCATGGCGACATTCTTCCTTTGCCCGGAGTCGGTAAGCCCGATCTTGTCGTCGAAAACAGAGATGGAAGCGTCGACGTGATCGATTTCAAAGTAAAGGACAAATTTACAGACTTCGAAGACGAGGATGGCATCAAAATCATTCAAGCGATGTTTTTGAAAAGGCTTGTTTTCTCTGCAATGGGTATCAAGATTCGCAGAGTTATCTTCCGAGAAATAAAGCGCACTGAGAACAAAGTCGACGAGCTCACAGGAAAAAGACCGCCACAGATTCGAGACTGGGTTGTGCCTTGCGATCACGAGCCTTATGACATCATTTTCGACAACCTGTACAAGGATGTCGTGAAGTTCCTCTCAAGTGATCCTGTCTTTCTACCAAACCTCTCAGACACATTCGACGGCGATCACGCATGGACCATATACTCGCAAGGACTCATCAGCTCCGACATGTCGGACGTTGAGGTCATGCACAAGGTCCGCGATGTTGCTTTTACCTCAAAGAAGTTCGTTGCTTCTCGCCTCGATAGCGACATCAATAAAAACCTCTTGCCGGAAGAAAAGGTAAAAGTGCGTCTCGCGGAGTTCGGCATACCTGTCGAGCCTGTTGAGACTAAAGTAGGCGCATCAGTGACTCAGTACCGATTCAAGGTGTCGGCCGGAGTGCGAATGTCGACTATTAAAAAACACAAGGATGACATCACACGAGCTCTCGAGGTTAAAGGAGACGTGCGGATCATTGCGCCAATTCCCGGAACATCCCTTATCGGCGTTGAGGTTGAGAATGAAAAGCGAACATCAATAAAGCTTGATCACAACTTCATAATCAAAGATACGCTCTCAATCCCTATCGGAGTCGACGTAAACGGCACGCCTATGTACGTTCCACTAGATGAGATGCCTCACTTGCTTGTCGCAGGATCTACAGGATCCGGAAAATCGGTATTGCTGCACACAATACTCGAGGCACTCACCAAGCAGATGACACCGGAGATGCTTCGACTCACTTTGATTGATCCTAAGCGTGTAGAGCTTCGTAGCTTTGCCAAAAAGCCTCATGTCGAGGGAAAGGTCATATACGAGTACGAAGACACGATACGCGCCCTTCTAGGCCTCGTGGACGAGATGGAAAACCGCTACAAGATCCTCGAAAAGGCAGGAAAGCGCGACATCAGCGAATTCAATGCCTCAAAGCGCGATCATTCAAAGAGATTGCCTTACCGAGTTGTCGTGATCGACGAGTTCGCAAACTTCATGATCAAGGCGAAGGCGCAGGAAGGCAACAAAGGTCCATCTTACTCATCGAAAAGCAAGCCATGGCTTTACAAGAAAGCTTCAAAGCTCGGCTCTGGCGGACTCGCACCGATAAACCATTTCACAAAATCGGATCTCATCGAGATTCTTGAGAATCACGATGCAGAGGACGAGCTCAATCGAGTGGACGCAAACGCCGAGCTCTTGATCGTAAGGCTCGCGCAGATGGCTCGAGCAGTTGGTATACACCTCATTGTGGCTACTCAAAGGCCATCGGTCGATGTTATTACAGGACTTATTAAAGCGAATTTTCCTACACGTATCGCGCTCACCACATCTTCACCGACTGATTCTGTTGTGATCCTTGGAGTACCCGGAGCGGAAAGGCTTGCAGGAAAGGGCGACATGCTCTTTATGTATCCGGGCAACAAAGGCCTCGTGAGACTTCAAGGGTTTAACATTAAATAATTTTATGGCTGAACGACGCATGCTTTCAAAAACAATATCGACGAGCCGTAAGGTGAACCGCCTGCCCGATCGTTCTGCTCTTCTCTACACATGGCTTATTCCGCACACAGACGACTTCGGACACCTCGAGGGAGACGCCATATCCATCAAGGCGAAGATCGTGCCGATGAGGACGATCACTGAGCAGGAAGTGCAGCAGGATCTCGATCTTATGGTGCAAAACGAGCTCATACAGATCTACGAAATCAAGGGAGAAAAGTACATCGAGATTCTAAATTTCGACAGCTTTCAGACGTTCCGAAGTGACCGGCCGAGACGAGCAGAATACCCCGGTCCAGATGGTCAATTTCCTTCTGACAACCAAAGGGATACCAACGACATACCAGAGGGAGACAATGCTCCGCGTAAGAGAAGAGAAGGGAAGTTAAGAGAAGGTAAGGTAAGGGAAGAGAAGAGCACCGCGTCAATCAGCTACCTGTCTAACATTCCACCCGAAGACATCAAAGAATTTCTAGGACGATTCAATGCAACGGAAAAAGAGATCAAGAGCAAGGGCGAGGACCTCAAGCTCTATTGCGAGAGAAAGGGCAAAGTGTACAAAAATTATAAGTCATTCCTGATCAATGCGGTCAAGCGAGATTTCAAAGAAAGAGACGGCAGCGTCGCAGGAGGTAAATACAAAAATCTATGATTCCACCAAAATATCAAAACGCAGAATACGAAAAAGTACCGCAGGACATCCGCGAGCGCTTTGAGAAGATTCGCGAAACTCGTAGAGGCATGTATATCCATGGTCCTGTGGGCACCGGAAAGACTCACATCGCATACGCTCTCAAGAAACACTGGGACGAGCAGGGAGGAAAATCTATCTTTTGGAACACAACCGAGCTCCTACGATCGATCAAGAACGATTTTGACAAGAAGCTTTATGACAGGGACCGCGAGGAAGAGCGCATCATGGGCTCGAGAGGCTTACTGTTTCTCGACGACATCGGATCTGAAAAGATAACCGACTTCGTTGCAGAGACTTTCTACCTGATCATCAATCACCGCTACCAAGAAAACCTGCCGATCATTTTCACCTCGAACCTTCCGATCGCTGACCTTGCTGACCGAGTGGGAGATCGTACGGCATCGCGCATCGTCGAAATGTGTGACGTGATCGAGCTTGTTGGAGAAGATCGCCGAATGGAAAGCGTGCAAAAAGTGCAGGTAAACATCTAAGACCATGCAGATCATCGAATTCGTAATAACCGGCAATCAAGAAAATCCAAAGGGCAACCCGATTCCCTACACGCGCGTCACGCAAGGCACCAAGTGGACTGACAAAGCACTCCGGTATGGGGCGTGGAAGGACCATGTTGTGCAGCAGTTCGAACGAGCTGCAAAGACATCCGGATTCCATCTCGATCTCGATAATCAGCAGGCGGTCCGGGAAATGATCAGAACAGGCAGACCTGCAAAGCCTATACGCCTCGATAAGTCGACAGCACGCATGGACATCCGCATCGAATGGGCCAACGAGGCACATGCCGACGGTGACAATGTTTTTAAAGGAATTCTCGATGCTCTTTTTGTGAACGACAAGAATGTTACAGCAGGATCCTTTGAGAGCAAAAAAGCGGATGATGGAGTCGGAAAAGTATTTATAAAAATAACCAAAGAAAAATAAATTTATGTTTTTCCTTACGAAAAGAATAGACGAAAAGCAGTGCACTCTCGGAGAGGTGTGCATGACGCTAGCAAGCTTCTCCGGGATTCCATCCGGCACTAAAGGGGTGGTCACAGAGATATATCACGAGGGTGTGATGGTGACGTGGTCCATGGACGGAAAGTCTACTGACGACATCGCTGCAGCGCTGAGAGACGGAACACTGTCAGCTGCGCGAGGTTTTTTGTCGGACGGCTTCTCACGTGATGAGCTCGAGTATCTTGCTTTTGCAACATCAAAGCATCCAAAGGTCGATCCGGAAGTACATAACATCATGAAATAAAAATATGAAACCATCTGAAAGAATCGAAGACATGAAAAAGGCATCGGAGGAGCGATATAAAAACTTTGATCCCGACACAAAGCACTTGGCGACTGCTCTGAATATGATCCACACAATCGGAGAAATACTTGATGAGATGGAGCGAAAAATTGAAAAGCTTATAGGACCAACTCCACAAAAATGATCTCTCGAACACCAACAAAATACAGAGCATGGACCGAAGACGGCTACATGTATTACTCGGATGACTATACGAGCCTCGAAGAGTTTTTTAAACATCAAAAAACTTTTAAATGCTTGATGCAATTTACAGGGATCTATGACAGGCACGATAAGCCGATCTATGAAAATGACATCGTTAGGTATTTTGAGTGGAAAGACAACCCTTACATCTACAAGGTCCACAGAAACCTATTCGAGGTCACTTGGATGGAAGATCATGCGAAATTCGAGCTTTACTCTCCGGATGAGCTATGGCCGGCAGAGGCGGACACAGACAAAGGCCTCGATACTTTCGTGGAGATAGGAAATCAAGAACACATGTACGAGATTATCGGCAATGTATACCAAAATCCTGAGTTTGATCGAGTGCCCGATGAGCCTAAGAAAAATAAAAAATGATCTCAGAAGCACTGAAAATCAGCAGACAATGGCACTGGCGTGATCAAGAAATTGCGACTAAATGCTCATTGCGGAAAATAGCAAAAAACTGGATGCGCAAAAGAGTGTTTGCTTTTGGAGATGATCTAGAGTGGCTCTTACACATGGAGGGTGGAGAAGGCTCGTGGTGGTACTCGCTCGAGTACGGATGGGTGAGGGGTGGAAAAGGACGAATCCGCGTGAATATCCTTGGCAGGTCGAAGTCAGAGGAATTCTCAATGCGTGAACTTTACAGAGAAACCTTGGAGGAAAAGGAAAATCCTCGACTCTTTGATTTATGACTAAAACTTACTGGCAGGGCTTCATAGACGGTCAGCGAAGTGTCGCTATAAAGCTCGGCCAGTATTCTAAACAATTCAACATGAAAGAAATTACAAGAGAACAAGCGAATGACATCATCGGACAGGCTCGACAAGGCGAGTTTCAGCGAGTGGTGATCTGCTACGCCGGAAAATGGTACGACATACGCGGCATGAAGGACGACGAAATTCAGAATGCAATCATCTCACTTGTTGGAAAGGAGAAGTTTGATCGCGGACAGGTAACGGTAGAAGTAAAGCTATGAGCAAGAAGTACCAAATAATTTACGCTGATCCGCCATGGAGCTACAACGACAAGATGTCCGGGCATTCCTTTTCGCTTGATCATGAATATAAAACGCAGAGCAAGAATTGGATCGCCTCGCTAAACGTTCGGGGGGGTAGCAGATGATAATTGTGTTTTATTCTTATGGGCGGTATCTCCTCTTTTGCCGGAAGCGTTCGAGGTGATGAAAGCATGGGGCTTTAAATATAAAACGGTCGCATTCGTATGGTCCAAGCGCACGAAAAACGGCAAGGATGTGGCAAATCTCGGCCGGTGGACCATGGGAAATGTAGAAATGTGCCTCTTGGGTGTCAAAGGTAAACCAAAGAGGCTTGCAAAAAACATCAGACAGCTCGTCGTTGCGGAGCGGACGAAGCACAGCAAGAAACCAGACGAGGTGAGAAGAAGAATCGTCGAGCTCATGGGAGATATTCCGCGCCTTGAAATGTTTGCAAGAGAAAAAAATGATGGATGGGACGTGTTCGGCGACGAAGTGGAGAGCGATGTCCACATCGGATGAGTTGTGCACATGCACATTTTGAAACTGATGTGTTATAATTTTCTCATCAACGCTCGTAACGTTTGCCGAATTTTTTTCGGCGGCTCGTTACGAGCTTTTTCTATTCCAAATTTATCAATGCGCAATGTAAATAATCCAAGACACAAACTGGACACGAAAGGCGTAGAAGACGCCCGACTGCTCTATGAGGAAAAGGGCTGGAAGATGGCCCACATCGCCGTATTCCTCGGGGTGAATCGGAGCTCTATTTTTTACCATATCCAGTTTGACGGTTGGGTGCGCAGGGTGCCGGTGGTCCGGAAGATGCCGGAGGAAGTGATCGAGGTATACCGAGAGCGGAAGAGGGTGAGATCCGAGAAGAAGCTCAGAGGATCCTACGCCTACATCCAACACAGGGAGGAAGAGCAGAGGATCAAGCGACAGGAGGGATGTCAGCACAAGCTATGGTCGATACGGTGCGCCTGTTGCGGAAAAATCCTCGGATCCGACTCAATGGCACCTGACCCTTTCGTCTTCGAAGTAATGCAACGCCTTAACAGTAAATCTTTTAATAACATTGAATCAACACTATGCCTAAAATAAACAAAAAAGCCGACATCAAAGCAGAAACAAGGGAGGTAAAGAACCCTTTGAACCTATCAGCACGCTTCCTCGCAGCTCGCCCGGACCTCGTCGGAGCATGGATCATCGGCGCTCATGGAATCCTGCCTATTTTCAAGACTGAGCAGAAGGACGCCATCATCGCGTATCTGCAGACAATTCAAGTCGAATTCTTCGGAGCGCTCAAGGCTATCTGGGAGAAGAAAAACCCTGAGCAGAAGATGACTTACACATTCGGAACCATCTGCCGGAACCATCGAGGCGAGGAGCGCCTTGTGATCGGCATCATCCCTCAGAAGAACAACAAGCCGACATACGAGTACATTGACGACAGTGGAAAGGTTGGGGCGTGCAACGAATCAAGCATGACCGGGTGGATGGAGAAGCAATAAATCCATGAAAAAATGCCCGAGAACAGCCATGACTACAAGTACACTCCGGACATCAAGGGATACCAAGAGGCAGTGTGGGACTTCCTGATGGAGCATTGCGAGGTGCTCGACTCGGGCGCTGTCTTCATCAAGTTCCATACTGACGGCCGGCACAACTTTGAAAATCGCATACTCTCAAGGTGGAAGTACAACTATCACCGAGAGGATCCTAAAGCAAAGATCGAGCTCGCAAACACCAAGCGCAAAGCATTCGAGGCACACAAGGAAGCAAAAGCGACAAAGTGGGAAGCGGAGAAGGGGAGGCGCAGGGAGCTACGCAAGGCAATCAACCGAGCGAAGAGGGTTAATACGATACGAAACTTTATAAGAAAAATATTCACATGAATAAAATCAAACAATACATCTTCAAGAAAGTGATCGCCTATGTAATTAACGACATACTGCGCCATAAATTCAAGGGATGGGATGGGTATGGCCTACATACCTACGGAATTAAAGAGATGGGCAACCGGACAAACCATAAAACTGGCGACGATCTGACCATTGTGATTGATGACGTTATTTTTAGAAAATGAAAGACGAAAAGACACAGGAGAATAAAGACACCAAGCCACAGGAGACTGCGGTGCCTTCGCCTGTGCAACCAGTGGTATACCAAGGGGCTACCAAGAAACCGCCATACAGACCACTGAACCCGAAGGAGAGGGACACGCTCTTTGCCTACTACGACAAGCACAACGGCAACATGCTCGCCATGACGAGGGATGTTGATTGCCAATTCAAGAGCTACAATCAGCTGAAATACTACTGCAACACATATTTTTTTTGCGAAAGATTAGACGAAATTAGGTTAAAAAGGGCTACTAAGGTCATTGAGGGGCTCAAAGACAGTAAGATACTCGCCATACAACGTGCTGTAGGCCTCATAGAGACTCGACAGGTGCCCTTAAAGAACACAAAAGGTGATGTGCTGCTTGATCGTGATGGCCAGCCTATATTCGTCGAAATAACGCCAGACCACAAAGAGGTCGAGGCTGCATGGAAGATCATCAAGACCGAACTCGGAGAGCCTACGCAGATCGGCAAGCAGGATCTCACGACGAAGGGCGAGAAGATCCAAGGAGGCGTGCAGGTGACGCCGGAGCAGGAAGCACGCATTTTTGAGCTATTCGGACGTTTGCCTGCACAGGTCGAAGTTATAAGCCAAGCGAAAAAAGAAAATGATACAAAACCCACAGCCGACACAAAGACTCCGGCCAATAACGGCAGAGGGGCTTCAATTCCTCAAGGAAGCAAGTAGAGACGCACGCCTCAAAGCGGTCCGAGAGCATTTCGGATACTTCATCGTGTACTATCTACCTCACTACGTGCGCAGCACCTTTGCGCCTTTTCATTACGACATGATGGCTGACGTACATGACCTTCTTGATTTTAAAATACGCGAACTCGCTTGGTTTATGTTCGGAGAAAGTGCGAAGACATCTTTTGCAAAAGCACTGGTCCTTTACATGATCGCATTCGACATCGAGCCGTACATCAACGCCGATGCTTTCGATACTACAAACTCAGAGCGTATCCTCTTTGACGTTGTATGGGAGCTGCAGAAAAATGTGCAATTCCGCAAGGACTTCGGGGAGAAATACAACACCACTCGATCGCCGGACGAAGTGACCATGAAGCGAGTCAAGGACTTCATCACGAATCCGCAGAAGGATGATACAGGGAACATTCTCAAGGAAGGTACTCGTGTCGAGGCTCACTCAACGCAGGAGAGCGTGCGAGGTCGCGTGCATGGAGCAATGCGCCCGGGCTTTGTCATTCTCGACGACTTTGAGACAAAGAAGACGCTCAAGAGCGATGCTGTTACGAAGCAGATCCGTACGCATATTCAAGAATTCAAGCGAGGCCTCGACTCTGCTCGAAGGCGCGTGCTTTATCTTGGAAACATTTTGAGTGAATACGGAAATGTGCAGAGCGTCATGGAGCGAGCAAAGCATGATCCTGAATTGCGTGTGCGTGTTGTGCCGATATGTCAAGGGACTCTCATGTCCGGACTTCATTCGCCTACATGGCCCGAAAGATGGGTGCTCACTGACGAGGAAGCAAGGGTAACAGGAAAGGTCAGCATAGAGGCAAAGAAACGCTCAATGTGGACGCCGGAAGAGGGTGACGCTGATTTTCAAGCTGAGATGCTCTGTCAGCCTGTTGATGAGACTCGCGCACTGTTCAAGCGACAGTGGTTTATTCCTGTGAGTCTTGATGAAGTGCTCAAGAAGCGTCTTGCTACGTATGTCACCATTGACACGCCAAGCCGAAAGGAGGGCGAAGTAGATCAAAATGGCGACTATGTGGGCTTCTGCATCAACTTCGTGGATACCGAGGGGCTTTGGCACCTCAAAGCAAACAGGGAGAGGCTCGGGCCTACTGCAATCATCGAGAAGATGTTTGACACAGTGAAGTATCTCGCACAGCTTGGAGTGCCACTCATTCGCATGGCTTGGGAAGACACGCCATACACACGAGGACTTGAGCCTATGCTCCGGGCAGAGATGAGAAAGCGACAGGTATTCTTCTCGCTCCACTGGCTCAAACATGCAGGACGCTCAAAGGAAGACCGAATCAGAACAGGATTGCTATATCGCTACGAGTCAAAGAGCATTCGACACATTGAGGGAGAGTGTAATGACCTCGAGGGCGAGCTTATTCGTTTTCCACATGCCGAGCATGACGACTGCAGCGATGCAACTGCCTATCAGAGCGACATTGCAAAGCCTGCAGGGGTGGAAAAACCGCGCGAAGATACGCCGGTGAGCGTGCCAAATGACCCTTTTCAGCGTGTCCGCTCTGCATACGAGGAAGAAATCGACGATATTGGACCTCAATACCCTGACATCGGCATCTGATTCGAGGGTAATGCAACAAAAAAGACACATTTTCGCATCTAAACTTTGATACATGTCATTAGCCCACTATAAAAAACGCGACGAACTCGCAAAACAGGCGCTCAAAGAGATTGATTACGCCTATCGTTACAAGAAAGCTCGAATGTCCTCATGGAACAAGAACGAGGACATGATGAATCCGGACAAAGCGATGTCCGTAACCTCACCATACGGAGGCAGCACATATCAGCAACAGCAGGGAGACACTCGAGCGTCAGTGCCTCTCTACAAGATGCACAACTTCGTGCAGACGATCCTCTCGAAGATCGACTCTCCTCTCACTTTTAAATACGTAAAGGGCGAAACAGCGGACCACAAAAAGGCAAAGCTGATGAACGCCATCAAGGAGAAGGACTCGAAGATTGGACGATGGAACTTCAAAGACCTCATGGGTAAGCGTGACGCTGCTATCTATGGCCGAACGATCTACCTCTACATGACTCGAAACGTGAAGAGCGTTTACAAGAGCGTGCTCAGCCTCATTGATCCAAAAGACTTCTTGATTGACCCGGATGTGGGCGGACTCTGTACAGAGGAAGAGGAAGACTACGGAGCAGGCATCGAGCGAGCGCAGTATCTCGGATGGTGGAATACTAAGCTATCACGCGCACAGCTCAATGCAGGTATCAAAGACGGCATTTACTACAAGAAAGTCGTTGAGGACATGCTCGATGGTGGCACAACTACCACAAAGACTCAGCAGGACATCGACAAGGATAACCGAAAGAACACCGGCGCACCTCGAGAGCGATTCAAGAACGAGAATCAGTTTGTTTTCTATACTTGGTTTACCACTGACGAAAATGATGTGCGTTACTACCTTGTGCTTACGCCATCGGGTGACTGTATCCGTTGCGAGCCATGGAAGGACATCAGAAAGAGCGGAAAGTATCCTATTTGGACATGGGCGTGTTTCCCTGATCCTCGTGAGTTTTGGACGCCTTCATACTGTGACTTTGCACGCGGGATATTCCAAGCGCAGGAAAAGAGTATCAACCAGTCTCTCGACAACTCTGAGCAGATCAACCGCCCTCAAACAGCCGTAAACGTTGACTATGTTCGAAATCTCGCGCAGGTCCGATACCGAAAGGACGGTTATATTGAAATTGAGGGAAATGTCGACGTAAATCGAGTGCTGCAGACTCGTCAGACACCGCCTATCGAGGGACCTTTCAAGGTTTATGACAAGCTCGAGTCAATCGTTGAATCTGAAAGCGGAGTGACCGCAGCAGTGAAGGGAAACAGCGAGGAAGAGACACTCGGAATCTACGAGGGAAACCTCATGCAGGCAGGGGATCGCTTCGGACTCTTGAACAAGAGCTATGCCGAAGGATATTACCGCTTTGCCGTTCTTCACAAGGAGGGAGTCATGCAGGATTTGAAAAAGAAAATGGCTGTGCAGATCCTTGGTCCTATGGGACTCGAGATCGAAGAGGTAAGCGCACGCGAGCTCAAGCCATATAAGGAAGACTATGACATTCTCGTCGAGTCATCGCTTGCCGAAGCACAGAGCAACCTCGCTGACAGCAAAAACAAGCTCACTTTCCTTGGAGCATACAAGGACAACCAGACCATCAACCAAAAAGTTCTTTTCGAAACTCAGGCAACCATTGCCGGACTCGATGATGACACCATAAAGCGATTGCTCGATACGAGCGATTACAACGCTATTGAGATCGTCGCACAGGCTGATGAAGCCTTCCAAATGATCATTGGCGGTCAGAAGCCACCGCTTTACAAGGACGCAAACACTGCTTTCTTGCAGCGCTTGAATGACCTTGCAAACAAGTACAGTCATGAGCTCTCAACAGAGCAGCATGATGCAGTCATGGCATACGCTCAAGAAATCTCAGCTATCGTCGAGCAGAACGCGGCTCGCATGATCATGGAAGAGCAAGCAAAGGTCGGCGCATTAGGAAATGGCACAGGTGGCGGAGGTATGGTCGATCCAACCGGATTGAAAGATCCGGGAATCGAGGCCACTGGAGAAGTGCCTCTCAATGATCCGACAAAAGCGGTCGCTGAGACAGCTGCGCTCAAGTAGCAATATTTATTAAAACTTTATAAAAATAATTAAAATAAAATTATGTCACAAGACAATTCAACAGTTCGATTTGTAGAAGATAAGGGAAAGTGGATGTGGAAGCGATACGATGCAAACGGCTCAGTGATCGGCAGAAGCGAGCTTTTTGACACAGAGCGCGGAGCTCGTGAAGATTATGAGGCTAAGGGCGGAGTATTGCCGGAGGTGTCAGAGCCTTCAAACGCTCCTGTAGAGGCACAAACCGAACCTACAGCACCGGAAGCACCTGTAAACGATGTTCCGGCTGATAGGGGTGCAATCGACGAGGGTCAACAGCCTGCAGAGACTCAGCCAGAACAGGAAAACACCACTGCGACTCTTGATGAGAACGCAGATGTGTCTCAGTCAGAAGACAACACTGCCGGAACAACTGAAAACGCTCCTGTAGAGGGAAGCGCAAGCCTTTAATCTCATTGACGCACCATGTTGAAATTCACTTACAAAATCAAGAAGAAGTCGAAGGAGAAGGGCGATCACCGCATCGTCAAGCATGGGCAGGTTGCTGAATTCTCTTTGAGGGAGCTTCACCGAAACATCGAGCAGATGAAAAAGGCTGTAAAGGAAATGGAAGGCAACGCAAAGCTTCAAGAGACGCTCGCTGAAAACATCAGACGCGCGAATCCGGAGCTTGTCGCCTACATGAAGAAGCTCTCACCGAAGAAGCGCCACCACCTCACTCTTTTGGCTATCCAAGAGAACAAGGCAAAGCAGTTCAAGGATCAAGAGAAAATCTCAAAGAGCACATTGCGAGCATTACAAACCGAGGACAAGATTGTCCGTAAGCAACTAAGCCTATGAGTGATAAAGAAATCCTAACAGGTCCTCACAACGAAAATCAGGAACGTGAGGAAGAATTAAAGAAGCAGGATGATCAAGAGGTTGATCAGCTCAACAAGGCGATCGATGTTGCAGGAGATCTCGTAGCTTGGACCAAAACACCGGCCGGAAGGGATACTGTTGACCGATTGCAGAGAGAGTCGCACAAGGCAATGAATGACCTTTTTAGAGTCATTCATGAAGAGCCGGAACTCGGCAAGCTTATTGCAGCGGTAGCACTCTTTGAGTCTTCAATCACCATGCTTCGACGATTCACAGGAGCGCAGGACGATCTCGACACTCTCATGTCAGAGCTCACGCTCAAACGTCCGAGTGCGGCATCCGAGGCAATGAAGTAATCAAAGGAATAGTAAAGAAAAGATCGCCGGCAATCCGGTGGTTTTTTCTTGTCTCAAAGTAATGCAACGCATTTTGCAAAAAAAGACATCTATCATTTTGAGCATAGAGGGACGAACCTCTTTTATTAAAAACGTTATTCGCTAGCATTCCGCGATGAGTGAGTGCGCGAGGGGACGAAAACCCTCGATAAAAACAAACGTATGCCAAAACCAAACGAAGGTGCAGCACCTGCTGACGACAAGTCACAAAACGCTGCAGGGAGTCATGAAGCTGCTGCTGCGGATAACAAAGCAGCCGGCGACAAAGGTACCAACCCTACAAATGGTCAATCGATTGCACAGGTTGCAGGGGCTGAAAAGCCTAAAGCAGATGGTGCAGCCGGAAATAAGGCCGACGAAGATGACAAAGGTGATGATCAGCGCCATGTCATAAAAAGCCTTACGAAGGAGAACCGCGAGCTTAAAAAGATGATTCGTGACGAAGTCATCCCTGCCATGAAGGAACTGCAAGAGCAGGTCAAGCGTGGAGGAACAAGCGCACAGGAAGCTAAGGACGAACTGGACGCTATCGCCGAGAAATGGGAGTTAAAGCCCGAATTCGTAAAGGAGCTTTCATCTCTTCTTCTCAACAAGTCCAAGAAGCAATTCGAAGACGAGTACCTTTCAGACATCAAAGACATTAAGTCGAAGACAGAAGAGCAGTCCAAGCAGGTAACGAACGCTCAGATCACCGCAGCAATCTCGAAAGAGTTTGACCGCGTGATCGCCGAAAATCCGAGCCTTGCCAAAGTAGCCAAGAAGGAAGCAGTGAAGAAGTACATCATGTCGAGTGAGGACAACCTCAGCCGATCGATGGACGAGATCATTGACGAGCTCTACGGCGAAGAGAAGGACTCGGCCGGAATTGAGGGCTACAGCTCTCAAGGAGGCAATCATCCAAAAGAGGTGGACTTCAAGTCGCCTACCGAGGAAGATCACAAGCGTATCGCTCAATCTCGGGAAAAGGGGGGCAAAGAGTTTGAATCTTATCAAGAGTCACTCATTGACCGCCTTACACACCGCTCTCGTCATCGCAAGTAATTTGATAGCTCTGAAAGGGTAAGCATTAGCCAACTAAATTTACCCATAACATGAGCTTAGAAAACTTTAAAGAGCAGTTCGACAACGCCTATCAGGCAGTGTTCGACAAAGTGCTCGTTGCGATGGAAATCGCAAACACTCGACTTGAAAAGAAGCTCGAGTACGGTGCATCAGTAAAACGAGTAAAGTACGCACTCGCACCAATCCGCGTACGTAACATCACTCTTGGAGTTAACCGAACCATTGATTCACTCAATGACTCTGGCGAGACTCTCTTGGTCAACAAAAACAAGGGTGCTGACTTCCGTATCTCTAAGAAAGAGATGATTCAGGCTGGTCCCTTGAATCCTGCCGAAACAATCGGCGCAGAAGTAGCAAAGAAATTGTCTCGATACGTCGATGCCGATGTCTTTGCAGAAGTGAAGAATGCGCTTTACACATTCGACACTGGCGACCTTACTACCATGTCGTCAAACGGTACTGCAATCACTCTCTCAACTACTAACCTTCCTCAGCTTCTTGCTCAGGGACGTGCGAAGTTGCGAAGAGGAAATCAGGACCTTACCAGTCTTGCGTTGGTCATCGACAGTTACGGAGGCTCTATCGTAGAGCAGTACGTAATGTCGAAGAACATCGACCTTGCAGCAGCTGCATTCAAGAACGGCTATGCCGGTCCAGTTGGAGGCGCAGAGCTTTACCTCTCTGAAAACCTCTATGCAGAGGCTGTGATCACGATGGCTTCAAACCCAACCAACGGTCAGACCTTCACGATCAACGGCTTCACCTTCACTTTTGTGACAACTATCGGCACAACTGCCGGTAACGTGCTCATCGAAGCAGGTGTTGACGCTACTCGCGACAACTTGATCAGCGGTATCCATCAGTCATCTACCGGAGCAGGTACAAAGCATGTCCTCTTCGCTGACGCTGATCCGGATTACGTACAGTCCAACTTCCTTGATCTACAGCTTGCTGCAGTTGACTCTGACGCAGCTGACACGATCACCATCACAGGTACAGGCTCAGGCCGACTTGTGTTCGGAGGTACTGCGACTTACACCGTTACTTCCAACCTCATCCACTCTTACTACGGTAAGAAGGGTGCGATCGACGTGGTCATCCAAGACCTTGCCGAAATGGAAATGGTGGACGATCCATACCAGAGAGCAAAGATCGTGCGTGCTGACGCTATCTACGGAATCAAAACTTTCGCAGATGGAAAGCCTCAGTTCCTCGATGTAAAAATCGCTGCCTAACCGCAGCACCAACCCGAGCCACAAGCTCGGGCTTGGCGGTAGAGACAGGAGCCTCTTGCCTCTACCACTGAGCAATAAATAACAAACAATATTATGGCAACACCACTCACAGGACAAGAAATCATACAACGTTTCGAAATGTATACGGACGATACTACTGATTTGTCCAGTGATGAGGAAATTCTTCTTGCAAACGACAAGCTCCGAGTCATCTACATGGAGCAGCCATGGGAATTCTTGCGCCGAAGCAAGGCCGGAGTCATCGAGAGTGACGGAAAAATCTCTGTGCCGAGCGATTTTGACGAGCTCATGGAGAATTACAGCGAGGATCCAAGCGTGAGCGAGCCTCTCACGAAGGTTGTCTACATCGGAAGCGAAAAAGCGCCTTATTTTGTCATTCCTATGGGCCAAAGAAACGCCAACAACTACAGCAATGTGTGTTGGTACGACCCTTCAACAGGAAAAATTACCTTTGTGCAGTCTCCGGGCACTGGAGTGGCGTATGAATTCGACTACAAGACTTCACCGGAAGACATTGCAGTCGGCACATCACCGAAATTGCCTGCAGACTTCCATCCAATGATCGTCTTTGCAATGCTCGTCGATGAGGAAATCATCAAGAAGTCAGAGAAGGCTCGAAGCAGCATGGAGATCAACCAAGTGCAATATCAGCGCTACATGAAAAATCTCAAGTTGCGTGACGCACGCTTTAAACTCGTATAACTATGGCTGATCATGAAATCAAAAAATTTGGGTCCGGAGTGCACAACCGCGAAGACAATGAGGACACTCCAAAAGACAGCGCCAAGGACGCTTTAAACTGGACTACTATCGACGGACGCACAGAGCTTGCTCGAGGAAAGGTGACAGTCGGCGATGAGGGCGCAGCAGGAAACTGTCCTGCGATTCATCCGGGATACAAAGCGAACGGTGTCGCTGTTTTGTGGCGCAAGATCAGCACCAAGATCCAATACTTCAATGGCTCTCAATGGGTTGATGTGGTCATTGGCCTTAATGCCGCTGATCTATATGTTTTCACAAACTACAGCTCGCTCACTGGAGCATGGACATTCGCAGGCGGTCCGGGCGGACTCTTTAAGTTTTCAAATGCAAATCCGGGTGATTACATTCAGCTCTACACAACTACAGACTTCTTTTGCGGTTATCCTCTCATCGACAAGGCTCGCATGTACCTTTGGGGTATTGCAAAGGACGCTACTGCGCTCTATCGAAGCTACATCGACGCTCAGAGGGCAGGCACAAGCTTCACTCAGGTAAGCAATGAAAACCTCGCAAGCGGAAACGGCGTGCAGGTCACATTCACAGGTACGCTCTCATTCAAGGCAGGTGGAGCAAAGCGAAACTGCGGACTCGTGACCGTCAAATGTACTGACGGAAGCGGAGAAATCTTCACAGACGACAAAAACGGCGTTCTAAAGGGCTCTGCAGGCGGTACAGGCACGATCAACTACATCACCGGCGCGTGGAGCGTCACGTTTGTCACTGTGCCTTCAAACAGCGCGAATAACGTCAAAGCCGATTACGTTTGGGAAGACAGCACATCGAAGGGCGTAGCCGATTTTACATACAGCGCAACAAGGCTCGCCGGAGAGGGTGACGTGATCCGACAGGACGAGGGAGGCGACTCAATTCAGCAGCTCGTCATTGGCATCGACGGCAATTACTACTCGATCAAGAAGCAGAGTGCCTATCAGCACAAATATGCTGATGATGACAAGACTTTTAATAACCAAGTTGTGCGCCGAAACATCGGTATTCTGACTCGAAGGAGTGCTGTAGCAACCGGACGAGGTGTGGTATTCATCAACACTGCGAATCCGGACAGGCCTCAGCTCACAGTGCTCGAAAAAAATCCGCTCGGCGACGACATTCTTGCGACAGAGCTCATCCCACATTTTGCGTGGGAGCAATTCGATTACTCCGATGCCTTCATGGAGACATACGGACAATTCGTGCTGCTTTCATGCCGAGAGGAAGGAAGCATCGTCAACGACCGAATGCTCATAATCGACATTACGAAGCAGACCGTCGACATCACGAACTACGGAATGAAATCTCTCTCGAAGGACGGAGGCGTGCTTTATGGCGGAAGCCCTCACACCGAGACAGTTTACAAGGTGCTCAACGGATTCGATGATGATGGCGCAACGCTCGAGAACTTCTGGGACAGCAAATACGAAACGTATGGAATGAGAAGACTAAAAAAGTATCGACGCTTGCGATACAGAGGCGAAATAGATCCTGCTCAGTATGTCGAAGTGTATGCGGACTTCGATGGAGCCGGATATACGCTCGTAGGAACAATTCGAGGTGACGCCTCATACGTAAACCGCACAAGCCCTTCAAGCGTGGGTACAACCATGGTGGGAGAGGTGGCAGTGGGTGGCGATGGGGTGACAACGGTATACCCATACGAAATGCAGATCAAGGCTGTAAAGATACCGAAATTCAGACGCCGAAGCCTTCGATTCATTGCCAAGGGAATCGGCTACGTAAGCATAATGGAAGCCGTAGATTGGGATATTTTGACGTACGAGGACAAGCTGCCAAAGCTCTACCGACAGAAGGAGCATGTCAGCCTCGACGGAACTGAAACGGACCAGTAATGCAACGAAAAAATCAACATTTTAAGTACAAAATAAATATATGGCATCCAAACTCACCAAAGTCATCGCAAACTTCGAAACATCAATAGCTGCAAAGCTTGCTTTTGGTGCTACTACAGGATCACTCTCAAGCGCAACTGACAAGAACAGCGTCACTCTTCCGGCCGGTAAATACTGCATGATCGTTGATCGAGGTACCGGAGACGAAGAGCATCTGCTTTTCGATCTTTCAGGCGTAGCAATGACCAACATCAAGAGCGTCTCACGACAGGGTGTACAGACTGCAGGTGTGCAGAACGCAAACGGACACCGAGCCGGCTCAAAGTGTTATCTCACCGACTTCGTGAATCTGAAAGTGATTGTTGATGTCTTGAACGGTGAAGACACTCTCGACAAGGACAATCCGCTCAAATATGACGGAAATCCCACATACAGCGACGAAAAGCAGCTAATAGCAAAAAAGTATGTCGACGATTCTCTTGCTGACAAGGCGTCAGTAAGCGGAAACAACAACTTTGCAGGAAATAACACATTCGCACTTTCGCCTAGTATTCCGGACGCTGTGTCGTCAAGCCAACCTGTAACCCTCGCGCAGCTTATGGCTGCTGCCCTTGTTGGTATCGCAGCAGGGTTTGAAAACGTGGACATTGCCTACAATCTCGACAACACCATCCGATCAATCCACGACAACATAAACGGTAAAACGTATGTGTTGGAGTATGACGAAAACGGAAAGGTGTCGGGTGTATACGATGGATCAAAGCGTACACAACTGACCACCGTTGATGGCAGATTTATTAGCAAGGTAACTAATTAACAATAAAAAATTTTATGAGCATCACACTAATCACTGACAAAAAAACTGGAGCCGTATCGCCAAAAGGTGAGTGGCTTTTCCCTCAAGTAATGATGATGGAGGTAAACCGTCTCGGCCAAGCAAGATACCCTGCTGTCAAAGCAAGGGGCACACTAACCTTGGCGCTTAACGTCTCAAACGGCGAAGCTGTCACGATTGACTCAAAGGTGTACACGTTTGTGAACACCATTACAGGTGTAGATGGGCAGGTCAAAATTGGTGCTAACAAAGAGGAAACCATTGCAAATCTCATCGCTGCAATTAACCTTGCCGGTACTCCAAATACTCAATATTCAACTCAGACAACCTTGCACCCTACTGTTTACGCAAAAGTAGGATCCACTACAGCAAAGATGGTGGCTATTGCGAAAGTTGGGGGTGTTGCAGGTAACTCTATAGCCACAACTGAAACACTCGCAGGCGCAGGTAATCAATGGGATGCTGCAACTCTCGGAACTACAGTAGCAGGCGCAGATGAATCTGATGCTGATTCAATCATCCACCCTCACTACTACGGAGGCGTAAACAACAACTCTGGTCAGCAGTACAACGTGCGCGAACTTTACTATCATGGTGCAGGTGAAGAAGACGCATCTGATGATCGACTATGGCAGCACAAAGGAGCGGTACAAAACTTCCCGATGAAGGAGTACAAACTTCTTGCCGGCGCAACTCGCAAACTATTCCAACCAAATCACTTTGATCGAAACATCAAGCGATACGACGCAATGAACATTAAAGCCTTTATGAAAAGGCCGGAATTTCAAACTCTCAATTCGCCATTTGCAGAGTCAACAAATAACATCGTATTCCACGCCGTAGAAATGGGCGATGACAGATTCGCAGTGTTTTACCGACAGCAGGCAGGTACTACTGGTATCTATGTTGTCATTGGACAGATGGCAGCTGCCGGCACAGTGACTTGGGGAACTCCGGTACTTGTAACAGCACGAGATCAGTATGATGCAAACTTTGATGCAGTACTGGTGTCAACCGACAAAATCCTTGCAACCTTTGGAGAAGGAGCGTCAGACTTCATGCAGACATGCACACTTACGGTTTCGGGTACTGTGGTATCAAAAAATACAAGTGTTCAGGTTGCAGCAGTAGCATACACATGGAAGAAGCTTTGCAAGCTCAACACCGACAAGGCTCTGCTTGCATACTACACAGGTACAACTCTCTCGATTGTAGTTGTTACTATTACCGGCACCGTCCCATCATACGGATCAATCGTTACTCAAGCGACTTCAACTTACCCTCAGATAGTGCAAAACGGCACTGACAAAGCTCAACTCGTGTACGCTGAAACTGCAACATCACGAATGAGATCTGCTGTGATTACTGTGACCGGCACAACCCCTACAATACAGGCATCAATTCTCATCGGGTATGAAATTACTCAGGCGTACAAGGTACATCAGCTTAGACAGGTGGCAACAGACAAATTTATCTATTACCACCCTAATGGGCAACTTCATCCGTACCGAGGACGAGATCGTGCAAAGCTCATTATGCTTACTGTGTCTTCAAATACGACATCGATCTCTCATACGCTTGAGTTGCGAAATACTATCTACGACACAAACATCACATTCTTCAGTCAGCTTGATGCAAACAACTGGATGTTAACAAACCATGCTCAGCGACGCGCTGCAAAGCTTGTTTTGGACCTTACTGCAAACACAATGCAGATCAATGACATCCCTTACCGAACTACGATCTGGGATGACGATACACAGCAGACGAACTTCATGAAGAAACTTCATGAGACAAACAACATTCAGCGTGCTTGTGATCCCATCAAGACGACAAATGGCTGGGCATTCGTAGCAACCGACAACAACACTGGTGGATCACTGTATCTATGGACCGATAAGACATTCAGCTTCGAAGTCTACATTGATGACGAACTTGTTGGAACATATAACAAAACAATGCCGGGTGTCATTGAGGGTGTGCGTGTGCTCATCACATTAAACCGCCTCGAGGTTCCAATGAAGATCAAGAATACAGGATCGGTCGACCTGTTCTTCATGATTCCAAGCATGGTCACAAATATCGACTAAAAGTAAAAAGCAATGAATCAATACACGATAAAATACGGCGACACGCTTTCGGGTATCGCTGCACAAACCGGCAAGAGCATTCAGGAAATAATGAAGCTCAACCCTTCAATCACCGATCCTAATAAGATCGTCGCTGGCCGTACTTTGTCGTTGGGTTCCGGATCTCCAACTCCGGCAGTAAATAGCCAAAACACTCAAAACACAAACACTCAGAAAAAGCAGACCATTGCTGAGGTTGCGAAGATTACTGTACCGGACTATGTAGAAGACACTGGCGCATTTATGGAAATGGATAAAGTTAACAATCAAAAGAAAGAGTCTTTTAACAGGTATATTGATCCGAACACAAACGATCTTACTGAGGCAGAAAAGCAGAGAATATATCAAGCTCAGAGAGCTGCTCTACAGACCCAAATTGACGCGATAAATATGTCTACTGCAGATATGATTGCAAAGTTTAGAAAGACTACGGCTAGAGATAGAGAGGGTCAAACATATTCCCTTGCTGCAGCAGGTGGCCGTGTTGGAAGTGCAACCGGAGAGGCAGAAGTAAGAAGGACAGAAGATACAAATGACGATGAGGAAAACTACTACAGAAGAGATGCTGCGCTTAAAGTCGCTGCTCTAGAAGGTCAAGCAAGCAAGGCTGCATTTGAGGAAAACGAAAGAAGGAGATCATCTATTGCAAAAGGTTTTGACGAGTATATACAGTATTCAAAGGATGCAATGAAACAAAGAAATCAAGCAGGCCTTGAACGTATTAAGCAATGGATTGCTGCTGGATACTCCCTCGATGATGTTCTTGCAAAATATGATAGTGATCAGAAATTTAAAAATGATCTCCTAACCGCTTACGGACTTGATCGAAGTGGTATCGCCTCAATTTACAACAACACTGAACAAGAAAAGAAGGCTGCTGAGATGGCCGCTAATAAACCATTTGGGCTTTCAGAGGGTCAATCATATTTCACCTACAATCCAACAACTGGAAAGTATGAACAGATCGCAAATATGCCTAAAACATACAAGTCGGAAACTTCATCTGGCGGAAGTGGGTCGGGTAGTTATGTACCCGGATCAAATCCTGCAGTTGACTCATGGGTAGGCCAGATCAATGCCGGCAAGGCAACAATCTCAAACGTGCCTGCAAACCTCAAAAATGCGGTTGTACAGGCTCTAAACGGTGCGACAGGAGGCGTAGAAGCTCCTAGTGCAGTAAAACTCGAAGCTGTCAGCTCAGCAAAACAACTGCTTGATAAATTCAATGCGAGAAAAGGAACATCTGCAGTCGGCAAAAGTGGAATGTTCGGTACATTTGGAGCAGCGCTGATACCCGGAACCGAAAGAGCAGACTTCGTTCAACAATTCAACAATCTTAAATCTTTACTTTCCCTTGATAATGCAAAATTGTTAAAGGGAGGTGGAGCTATCTCTGACGCAGAGCGAAAGCTGCTTGCTGATGCTGCAACAAAACTTAATCTTTCACAGTCAGAGCCAGAATTTAAGGCAACACTTGAGGGCATCATCAACACGATGGAAAACATACAGCAAAGTCCACAAAGCGGTCAGAACAATACTGGTGCAGGATTCCAGAGCACGAGCGGAAAAACATACGTCTTACCATATTAAAAATTATGCTTACACGAGAACAGATACAACAGAATATCGAAGCATTGGAAAAACAAGGAGCGTCACAGTCTGAGATTCAAGAATGGCTAAACACCTTGCCTAAGCCAAAGCCGGTACAAGAGCAACCTCAAAAAAGGGATGGTTTTATTTCAACATTTGGTAATGCTGTAAAAAATCAAGAGCCACAATTTAAAGCAAGTGAAGGTGGGGCAGGTACTTTGTTGCCGAATATTGCAAAGACATTTGGAAATATCCCAAGCTCTGCAGTTAACCTTGGACGAGCTATTGTTGCTCCGGTCAATCCATTTGACACAGAGCATCCTTTAAACATAGGCTCAAACATTGTAAAAGGCGCACAGGCGCTTTCAGGTATCGTAAAGGATAGAGGAGTCGTACAAGGGGCAAAAGATGTGGTAGGAGGCTTTGTGGACACTGGAAAGGGTGTATTGAACTCAATAAGCACTGGAGCAAAGAATGCGTGGCAGAACCCTGCTCAAGCGGTTAGTGATGTTGCAAAGGTGGGTATTGAGGATCCGTTGCTTATTCCAAGTCTTCTATATGGAGGTCAGAAGGTTGTTGCAGATGGTGCAGGAGACGCTATCGCAAAAATTGCTCGGCCAGTAACAAGGGGCACTGATACATCTCTTTCGAAAATCGGACTAGAGGTTGGCGATCTTGCAAAACGTCTTACTACAAAGTCAGAAAAGCAAATAGAGTCAACCATTGTTAACAGGTTTGAAAAGGGAGTGAAGCCGACTCTTCCATCTCGTGCAAACCCCCGTGCTGTTGCTGATTACAGAGATGACATTGTTCAAGCTGTAAAAACAATAAATGAAAACAAACCAAATCTCTCGCTAAGCGATGAAGTTGGAGAAAAGATCGCAGGACAAAATCCAAAAACATTGCAGCAACTCTCAGAGGCAATCGAACAGACAAAAAAATCAATCTTTACTAAATACGACGATCTAGCAACTCAAGCAGGAGAGGCAGGATTAAAAGTGGACCTAAAACCGATTGCAGACGAACTCGATGGAGTGATTCAAAACCGCGCCCTAGAGATTACAAGCCCAAGCTCAATTAAATATGCTGAGGAATTAAAGGATCGTCTTATTAAGAATGGCCGGCTTGATGCAAAGACCACTCAAGATGTTATACAGAATTACAACAAGTCTCTCGAGGCATTTTATAGAAATCCAAACTATGATACAGCGTCTAAGGCTGCAATTGATGCAATGATCGCAAATAGAATGAGACAGGCTCTTGATGAGGGTATCAACGGACTTACTGGAGCACAATACGGTGCTCTGAAACAGCAATACGGCGCGTTAAAGACTGTGGAAAGAGATGTTATCAAGGCTGCGTTAAGAGATGCACGACGAAATACAAAGGGACTTATCGACTTTACAGATGTTCTTTCAGGAGGAGATGTTGTGAATGGATTGCTTACTCTTAATCCGGGACTAATTGCAAAGGGGGCAACACAAAAGGCAATCGCTACTTTCTACAAATATCTAAATGATCCGAATAGAGCTATAGAGAAGATGTTTATAGAAATTGAAAATCTACCAGTTAAATAAGGCTACTTTTTGTTTCTTGTAGCGTCATCCATGATTGCAGTCATGGGAATATAAGGACGTTTTAAAGAGTCAGCTTTTGATTCTGATTCTTTGCCTTTTTTATATGCAAATCTTGTAATGAAAAAAGTTATTACTAGCGCCAAAATTAAGATGTAGATGGGTATAAACATATTTTTAATATTTAAGCCTGTCGCAGGCTACAAACCAATCAACCGAAAGATCTCTGTCATCATTTGGTATTGCATACTTTCCATTTGCATAATTTCCTAAACACTCTGCGTATCCAGCTTTGCGCTGCACTTCAACTTTTTTATTTTCAACCACAACAAAAAAGAATGCTGATGTAGCTAGTAGCAGAGAAGATATAGCAAATATTATTTTAGCAATCATATTATTGACAACAATGTAGCACATCTTGTCAAACCTTTCAAGAATTTGGTGTGCAACTGGTATCCCACTGGTATACCGAGTTTGTTGTATTCACTTAAAAATAAACTTAAAAAATAAGAAATATCCTTGTTTTTCAACACAAAAGTAATGCAACAAAATAATCATTTTTATTCTAGCAGAATATGAAGTGACCCTGTTGCGCATAAAAGGGAGAGTCGTATCACTCGCAACAGGGATACGAAGCTCCCTTTTATGTTTCTAGGGCCAACATTGTCCGGGGGTATAACGAGAGGACACAAAATTATCTCGTTCCAGCGCATCTCGCGGCCAGAGAAAATCGCCGTCAGAACTCAAGAATTTGAAAGTGATGCGTCTCTTTTCTTCACAAGCTTGACCTTTGTGGGGGAAAGGGGGCGCACCTACAGAATCTAAGAATTTAAAAAATGAAAGATAATATAAAAGGCAAAAAAATTTGGAAACTGACAGCTGTAAACTTTTCTCACAGAGACAGGTGGGGAAAGATTCACTGGGTATTTCAATGTGACTGTGGAAAAGTAAAAGCAATTCGTTTGTGGGCCGTTTTAAAAGGAGTTTCAAAAAGTTGTGGTTGCTACTCAAGAGAAAATTTCACAAAAAATGTGATCAGAAAACATGGACTTCGCTACACAAAATTTTATCAAGTTTGGACAAATATGCGTAGCCGATGTTTGAATCAGAAAACAAGAAGTTATAAAGACTATGGTGGCAGGGGTATAAAAATTGACTGGCAGTCCTTTGATGAATTTAAAACAGATATGTATGACGCGTATCTAGCACACGTAGATTCTTTTGGAGAAAAAGATACAGAAATTGATCGCATTGATGTGAATGGCAACTATTCAAGGAAAAATTGTCGATGGGTTACAAATACAGAGCAGGCGAGAAATACAAGAAAAAGCAGAATATTTACTTACAAAGGTGAGAGAATGTGGATAGGTGAATGGGCAGAAAAACTTAATATTCCATATAGTGTACTCCGATCTAGGGTTGACGAAGGTTGGCCAATAGAGAGGGTTTTTGAGACTCCTGTAAAGAAGTAATGCAACGAAAAAGGCTGTTTTTATCCTATAGGCTTTAACATATGCCAAATGATCTAAACGAAATAAAAACGACTCTGCAAGAGCTAGTAATGACTCTGCAGTCTTACCTTGTTTCAAGTAGAGACAGTGATCCAGAGAAAATGGTCATGACTGAAAGCGTGGCCGTATCATTGGACAAAATCGCTAAGGCGGTCCCACAGATGAAGCAGGTAAATTCATCTGCAGAATTCATTACGAATTTTCTCGCATCGATAAAAGGCGATCCCGGAGAGCCGGGAGAAGCCGGAAAAACACCCGAGAAAGGTGTGGATTATTTCACTGAGTCAGAGTTGGATGAGATCGTCTCACGCATTCGAGATCTGATTCCTACGCCGGAAGACGGCAAGACTCCGGAGAAGGGTGTCGACTACATGACAGCCGAGGAGGTTGACTCATTCATTCGCGAAGTAGTCTCAAGAATCCCGAAACCAAAGGATGGAGATCCGGGAAAAGACGCTGTACTCAACTATGAGGAAATTGCAACAAAGCTTTTGCCACTTTTGCCAAAGCCTAAGGAGGTAAAGCAAATCACACCGGACACAGCGCAGGACATTGTGAAGAAACTTCGCTCACTCAAAGAGGGCGAGAAACTTTCCCTTGATGACCTCAAAGATGTGCCGGACTTCGCAGCGATGTTCAATCGTGTGAAGAATCAGCCTGTACAGGATCCGGGCATCGCAATCGAAGGATCGGGAGAGGAAATCGCATCACTCATTCGAAGGATCAACTTCACAGGGTCCGGCGTTACTGTCAGCAAAGTCGGTGATCGTGTCGTTGTTCAGATTTCCGGTGGCGGAGGTGCAGTAAATATCCGCGCACAGGAGTCTCTCTCTGATCAGACAATCGACGGAGTGAACACAGTATTTACCCTCGACTATGAGCCAGTTGAATTCACTTTGCAGCTATTTCTCAACGAGGCTCTCGTAAGCCCTAGCAGGTACACCCTGTTGGGCAATGAGATCACGTTCAACAGCGCACCGGACGCATCGTATTCGGGACTGCCTTTTGATGCATTTTATGAGCGAACACCTTAACAAAACTATGAAAAAAATAATCACAATTTTAGCCGTTTTAGCCTTTATCAGCCCTGCTCTAGCGAGTGCAGCGCCTTTTATCGTTGACCAAGGAGGTACAGGAGCTCAGACTCTGCCTGCCGGTCAATTACTCGTAGGAAACGGAAAAAGCCCTATATCGGCCACTTCTAGCCCTACAGTGGACTCAATCAACACCTCGAGCACCACAGCAACCTCTACATTCAGCGGAAACGCCTATATAAAGGGCAATTTGAGGGTAGATGGCAACTTCTATGCACCTGTTTCCCTAGTCTCAAGCGGTAACGCAACCATCAACGGAGTGCTCACTGTCACCGGCGTCACTCAATTCGCCGATGGTGCGGTAGGTACGCCAAGCGTGACCTTTACAGCGGACACAAATACCGGAATGTATCGCGGAGGAAATGACATTTTGAGATTCGTAACTGCAGGCGCAGATCGTCTCACAATAAATGCCTCTGGCAACGTGGGTATAGGTTCCACTTCTCCATTCTCAAAGTTGGACATAGACCAGACGTCGTCAACTCTTCCTGCATTCGTCGTCAAGCGCCCTCGAACCACTTCGACTGCAGCGAGCGCCTTCTCTTTGTATGATCAAACAGGAACGCAGTCGGTGGCATTCTCTACCTGGGACGGTGGAGGGTCTGTAAACGGCGGAAGCTACGGAGCCCTCATGTTTGGGGCAGATTGCAACAGTGCAAGCTGCCGTTTTGGAGAAATTGCCCCACGAGACGAATCGAGCAAGACTCGTGTTGGTGGCATTATTTTTGAGCAGGGCACAGCAGCTGACTCCGGAAGAATGCTCTTTTACGGAGGTGTTGGAGGGGCATTCACAGAAGGCTTGCGTGTCAGCCAGACTGGACTTATCTCGGTAAAGAAAGGCAGTGATGCAACGTATCCTTTGGAGGTTACTGGTGCAATACGCGCATCTGGTTTGATTGATGCTTCTTATTTTGTTGCCACAACTACTACCGCTACCTCTACCTTTGCTGGAGCGGTGGGTATTGGGACTACTGGCCCTACTCAAAAGCTCGAAGTGAACGGTGGAATCAGACAAAACACCGCGACGTCAAAACCTACATGCGACTCGACTGTAAGAGGCACAACTTGGTTCTTCCAAGGGGGCGCTGGTGTAAAAGACACCTATGAGGTGTGCGCAAAAGACGCCGGAGACGCGTATGCGTGGAGGACAATTTATTAAAAATAACAAAATTACGATCATGGAACTAACACAAGCAATCGACATTTTAAAAGCCTCTGCAGCCTCAAAACAGGCTGAGGCAGATGCCCTAAACCTCGCTGTATCGGTCCTAGAGGACAAATTTGCGCCAGAGTTGCAGGTACTCGAGAACGCAAGGGCAGAGGTGGTCCAAAAGGACACCATAATCAGCGAGAAAACGGCTAAAATTGAGGCTATTTCTACAGAAAAGACTACCCTTGAGGCACAGGTGCAGGAGCTCTCAAAGACTGATGTTGAGGTTGCACCGGTAATCGAGAAGGCTGAGGATGTTATCCCGGCGGAAGAGGTAGCATAAGACAACTATATTGATATATTGTCAATAGTAGTGTATTATGCACTGTATCGATCTTTGAAAAGGTGATAAAATGTGCTCAATTACCCTAGTGGTAATTCGGTTGATCCGACGGGATCGTAATTGAGCACGTAAGAGCTATACCTCTTGCGTGCTTTTCCGTTGTCGAATTAATAGCGTATAGGTTATTAAACATTATGGATGAATATAAAGATTTTCAGAAGTTTCTTTTTATCAAAAAAGGACTTCAACCCATCACTGTCAGAGGATATGTGACGGTCGTTAGAAAAGTGTTGCGCGAGCTCGGAACGCTCAAACCGACAATCGAAGAGATGGACGATTACGTCTATGATCTCTACCGCAGCGAGTACTCGTATAGTCACAAGATCAATACGGTACTGGGCATTGAGCAGTGGATGGATTTTATCGGGACACCGACACGTTTCGGCCGTCAGAAAAAACCAAAGTTGCTCCTCAAGACTCCGTTGTCGGAAGCTGAGATCACTAAAATGATATTTAGCTGCCACAACGCGAGAGAGGTCGCAATCATCACCACACTTGCTTACTCCGGCATCAGAAACAAGGAGCTCTGCAATCTCAAAGTGAAAGACATCGACTTTGGGAGCAACACCCTCAGAATTACTCAAGGAAAAGGACTCAAGGACAGAATCGTCTACGTGTCCGGGCATTGTATAAAATCACTGCTCTCATATCTTGAGAAATATCCGAGAGGCGATGATGATTTCTTGTTCACGACGATAGCACCGAACGGAAAAAAGAAATATCTCGGCGCAGCGCTCAGAAAACTTGTTAAGACAGTTTCCAAGCGAGCAGGATTTACCAAGAGAGTATGGCCACACCTTCTCAGACATTCACTTGCCACAAACATGCTGAATCGAGGGGCAAACCTGCTCACAGTCAAACAACAGCTCGGTCACGTGTTCATAGAAAGTACCATGATCTACATCCACTCTACGGAGTACGGTGTGAAGAATGAGTACGAGCAATTCGTGCCAAGCTACGTGTAAAATAATTATTTAAACTTATGGACAAAAAAACAACAATCGGATTCATCATCGGGACCATGGCTCTGACGGGAGCTGCGGTACACGACGCGTCGACATTCTCGGATAGCGAGATTACGCGGGTCAAGAGCAATATGAGCGCTCCGCTTTCTTCGACTGAGGAATACATCCTCACCGAGGTATTAAAGGGCAGGGTGCCTCAATTCGACACCAAAGACATCACGACTGAGGAAATCAGCCGGGCGTATGTCGAGGTGGCGGTAAAGCTCGACGATCCACTTGATGGACCGGAAAGGAACCTCTACAGCCGAATACGCAAAGAGGCGCACAAGAAAGACTAAACTGTCCATATTTATGAAAGCAAAGGGCCTGTCCACTCTCATGGATGGGCCTTTTGCTATTGCTCAGTAATGCAACACAAAAATAAGAAATGTGAGCCTAAGATTAAGAGCATCACAACAACAAAATAAGCATAAACAAAGTCATGGATCAACACGAATTTAACCAAAAAGAGCGAGAGCTCCTTGTCAAGATAGATGTCAAGCTCGAAAGGGCCATAAACGACATCAACGAGCTCAAAAACAACTTTGCTGCGAGGGTGAATACTCTCGAGACAAATATGATTACCAAGGACGAGGTCAGAAGTCTCGTCACGAGCTCAGAAAAGACTCATGACGACTTCGAGCGACGTGTGAGAAGGCTCGAACAGTGGGGATTCGTTGCGATAGGTGCCTTAACAATTATTCAGTTCATTTTAAATTACGCAAAATAACATGCTCAAATACATCCTTCAACTTTTCAATAGCTCGATACCAGAACAGCCTACACATGGCACTGGGGCTATTCCCGACACTCGTGCTCCGGAAGAGAAAGCGAAGGATTTTGTTTTTGCCGAGATTGTTGCCTCTGCGACTCCGGTAAAGTGGCTCAAGAAGATACAGCCAAAGGGCCTACAGTTCGATTTTAATGATAAGACATGGCGTCGCTTTCCTGTTCGTAACCAAGACGGATCCGGATCATGCGTTGCTCAGACAATGGCAAAGCTCATGGGTATTCTCGGCTATCTGCGTTTTGGTATTTTCATAGTTCTATCAGCCGGACACATTTACATCCGCCGAATCAATAAGGCTTGGGGAAATGGCGAGGGTATGGTTGCTGATGACGTTTTCAAAATCGCACAGCAAGGTGTGACTCTCGAGGAATTCATGCCGAGCATGAATCTGAGCGAAAAGAATATCAATGAGCTCTACGAAAACGAGCTACACAAGTCAGTAGGACTCAAAATAAAAAATTGGATTACTTTGCCCATTGGAGATCTTGAGACAGTTGCCTCAGTCATTCAAACAACCAAAAAGGGAGTCATGACTTGGGTACGTTTCGATAATCGAGAATGGAATGCTGTACCAAAAATTCTATATACTCTCGCACCTGCTCACCACTCTATCGCCTCAGTTGATGCGACTCTTTGGAATGATGAAAAAGCACTTGTCATTGATGAGAGTTGGGGAAACACAGAAGGCTTTGAGGGACAGCGTGTGATCACTGAAAGCTTCTACAAGGTCCGAAATACCTTTGCAGCATATCCGATTGATCTCAAGTTCGATACTGAAATCGTACCGGAGCCAAAGAAAAACACCTTTGCTCGAGAGCTCGTCTTCATCGAGCTAGATCCTGTCACACAGGAGATCTTGCCAGTGTACAAACCAATCCACGAGACACAGAAAGCAGACATGATCGCGCTGCAGGACATTCTCAAAAAAGAGGGGCTATTCCCATCAAATATAACGAGCACCGGCCTTTATCACAACCTTACCCGAAAGGCGATACTCGCATTTCAAATTAAGTATAAAGTTGCTTCTGAAAAAGAGCTCACTGATCTCAACGGTAAGCGAGTAGGAGCGAAGACTCTCGCAAAATTGAACGAGCTATACGGCAAATAAAGCCGACGACCGATGATGTCGTTAAACCCACGCAACAGCTCTTTAGAAAGGAGGTGAAAAGTATGGATCTGTATCAGCTTCCAGACGGCTCTCTTGTCACAAAGAGAGAATACACAGAATACTGGCGATCATGTCGCTGAAAGGAGGTGATCCAAATCTACGTGAGGCTAATCCCCTCACACAAGTGGGGCATCAGCATGGATGCCGGTGCCTCACTTCTTATTACACCAAAGGCATGGTGCCATTTATCAAGTAAATTTAATCAAATGGAAAACACAAGCAAAAAGTTTCAACTTAATAAAACAGATCTACAGAAGATCGCAACCGGCGCACTCGTTGCTGTTGGTGGTGCACTTCTGACATACCTCACGCAGGTAGTTGCACAGATCGACTTCGGAGACTTTACTCCGGTAGCTGTTGCATTGTCATCGATTCTCGTAAACGTGGCACGCAAGTTCATTGCTGACTACTCAGCAAGCAACTAAAGCTCGGGCAGAGCTATATCTGCCTAACTATGACAAAATTCATTGCATTGTCTCTGACAAGCATCGTCTCATTCGCGCTTCTTGCATTTCCTCAAAGAGTAGAGACTCCGGAGGAATATGTGCAGACAGTCGAGCCAGTACAGGTCATCGAAGACATTGAAATCATCCCAATCGTTCCAAAATTAACGCATGAGCAGGAAGTTTGGCTATATGCGCTCGAGTGGTGCGAAAGTCGGGGAGTAAAGACTGCGGTCAATCCCGAGGATCGTGATGGCACACCGAGCTATTACAGCTTTCAATTCAAGCCTGCCACTTTTCTTAATTATGGGATAAAGTACGGAGTCATTGCAGCAACAACATCGCCGGCAGAGTTGAGTGAGATGCTCAAAAGCTACGAAGCACAAAGAGAGATCGTGACACACATGATCTCTGATAAAAGCGTGAATTGGCACCAACAATTTCCGGACTGTGTCCGAAAAAACGGACTTCCGCCACGCTAGATCATGGGTACGTAGTGCTTGACTTACCAAACCTCAAGTTGTAATGTTTCGGTACACAATTTAATAGATTAAGTTTTTCGTTGTCCCGAAAGGGATCAGTCAGCAATGACTTGATGAGAGCAACGGAGTCTTTACATACGGCTTTTCTTAATTCAAGATATGAATTAAGATTAAGGAGCCGTATTGGCAACGATACGACAACCCTAGCTAGGGTTCACGCCCACGCCCACGTTGGTGTGGAATCGCCAGAAGGCCCGTCCGACTCTCATCGGCGGGCTTTTTGGCTTTATATGTTATTCAAAGACGCAATAGATGAATTTACAGCTTGGAGAAAGTTCAAGCTCGGATCGACAACACTCCGGGGAAACGACAAAGACCTTCGGCAATTTTGTGTGTTCTTACGAAATCCTCATCTCGAAAACATTGAGCTCAAGCATGTCATGGAATATCTGAATCTCATGGTTGAAATGGGATGGGCATCAAACAGTTTCGTGTCAAAGTGCATGGCGTTGAAAAAGTTTTTTGAGTTCTGCAATCTACGAGGTTTCCGCACAATCGATGAGAGGCTGATACCGGTACCGCAGAAGCAATACAAGATACCGAGAATCGCAACAGAGGAGGAATTCAACAAGCTCATTGAGGTGGTGCAGGACGGAAGAAAGGATCTGCGACTCGTGCGGAACATCGCCATCATTCATCTGCTATGGGATACCGGAGCTCGCAACGGGGAGATCCTCGCGCTCGATGTTGATGACCTCGATCTTGTGAATAAAAAAGCTTTGATCAAGACAGAGAAGGCAAAAACTCGCCGGCCACTTCGTGAAATCTTTTGGACAGAAAAAACAAATCAATATATTCGTGCTTGGTTGAAAGAAAGGGAGAAGATTCAAAAAAGGATGCCTCTCAGAGATCCGAATGCGCTCTTTTTATCTCTCTACAATTCTGGCTCACAAAAAACAAAAGGCTATCGTTTCAGAGCAAGCGGAGTGTGCGAGATGTTGCGCAATTATTCGAACAAAGCAGGGTTTGAAAGACCTCTCAATGCTCACTCGATGCGTCACTACATGGGCCGGATGATCATCGAGAATGGAGGCGCTAACTCTGACGTAACGAACATCCTCGGGCACTCCTGCATAGAGAGCTCGATGGTGTACACAATGATGTATGGCAAGCAGGTGGAGAAGAGGTATCGGAAGTTCAGAGGCCAGTAGTTATCAACACAAAAAATTGATAATCGTAAGGAGTAATGGTATATTGAGGGTAATTATGAAAGCCAAAAGAGACAGAAACGACGAGATTCTCGCTTTGTATGATCTCGATCCGAAAAAATATACGTTGGGATTTCTCGCTAAGAAGTACGGAAAAAGCAAAGCAACCGTACAGGAAATTATCGTACGAGAAAAGGCAAAAAGGGGAGATAAAAAAGCCCTTGCTTCTGCATTGATAAAAAGGAAATACCCTCAGTTTTTAAAGTCGTAAGGAGTTATCCACAGATGAGCCTTTGCGTCGTAAGGAGTATGAGAGTATAATTCAGAAAGTTCATTAAAGATTCATATTGAGCTGCCAGTCCGCGAGGTTTCTTAAAGCAAAATTTTAAGGACGGCACCGCTATCTAGTTTAAGATATAACGGTCCCGTCCTAAATAAAAAAGCTTAGAGAAACCTCGCAGAAATGCGAGGTTTTTTGTTTTGCACCGGAGAGCGGTCCCGAGAGCCATTTAAATG